GGCGATAACACAACAACATTTAATCTCCCCGATTTGCGCGGTGAATTTATCCGTGGCCTAGATGCCGGGCGTGGTGTTGATGCAGGACGTGTTTTGGGCAGCTGGCAGGCAGATGTGTTTAAGTCACATACCCACACGGTTAATGGACACGCGCTAACCCTGCCAGGCAACCAAATTCCTTGGTACAACTGGAGTAATGCTACAATGGCTAATAGTTCACCGACAACAACAGCAACCGGCGGCACAGAAACACGCCCGCGCAATGTCGCTATGAATTACTGCATTAAGTATTAAGTATTAGGAGAGAGATATGCCAACCACAAAACCCCAGATGAATGCCACCAGCGTCACTCCCAAACCTGTGATGCTGTATCATTTTTCACCCACCACAGGCGAGCTGATCCACAACGCATTAAGCGACACTGATCCGCTGGAAGGTCTGGCTTTGATATCGGCTTTTGCCACCGCCATCAAACCGCCCAAAATCATCAAAGGAAAAATTGCAGTCTTTGATATGGTGAAACAAGCATGGGCGAATCAATCCGATTATCGCGGCACAGTGTACGATACCCAAAGCCAGGCTAAAGAGCTATGGCTAAAACTCGGCGCATTGCCAGCTGGCAAAACCAACCTTGCCCCTGCCGATGCACTGCATAGCTGGGATGCTACAACAGCCGCATGGATATTAGATATCGCCAAGGTGCAAGCCGATAAACTTGCACGGTTAGCGATAGATTACAGCACTGCTAGCGATGCAGGGGTGAGTTATAGCGGCACGATATTTCAATCAGATAGTAAATCTATAGCTACATTGAGCCAGGTGCTTACAGCTATCAGCAACGGCTGGGTATTGCCCACAAACTTTGCATGGCTGGATACAGCCAACCAACCACAGCCAGCCAATGCGGCATATTTGCAGGGTTTATCGGTGGCATTTGCGAATCATAAATCTGCATTATTTGCGCGGTTACAGATAGCTAAAGCAGCGGTTGAAGCAGCTACTACGCAAGCGGCAATCAATAAGGTTGTGCTGTGATGCGTAGCTTCGCTTTAATGCTGATCGCTGCCACGCTTATAGCTTTGCTCTTTTTACCCTTGCTGATCGGTCAAACGGTGCGTTTTTTCATCATGCGTGAGCCGCTGACTAAACTTTGGTGGGCTGTTGCTATCGGGTTGGATCAGCTTGGTGGCTCTATTCTCTACGGTGAACCCGATTGGACAATCTCTAGCCGTACATACTGGCTGCGAAACAATGGCAACAGATATGCGGCATGGTTTGAGCGGTTTATCAATGTTTTTTTCGGCGGCAATCATTGCCAAGAAAGCTATCAAAAAGAATTCGGCAACGAATTAAGTTTAAAGGAGAAATAATATGGGTTCAGAACGATATTTACACGGGATTGATTCACAAGATGTGAATGATGGCACGCGCCCGATTCGCAATGTTAATATGGGCGTGATTGGCTTGGTATGCACAGCACCGAATACGGTCGCAGCTGCCATTGCTAAATTGGACGTGGGCGTGGTCGCTGACAACAATGCAATCACCGTCACAGCCAATGCTAGCGGTGTGCCTGGCAATAACTTAGCAGTGCTCTTTAAAGACCCTCGTACCAATAGTTCAGCTTTGGCGGTATCGGTATCGAGCTCGGTGATTACAGTGAGTTTGGCAACTGATGCAGCGGGCATTATCACAAGTACAGCAACACAAGTGATTGCTGCAATCGCAGCAGCAGCGCAAGCATCACTGATGATTACAGCATCAAATACGTCTACATCTACGGGTGTGGGCGTGATGACTGCAACATCCAAAGCAGGCTATTTGGCGGGTGGTGTGGATGAAGCTTTTCCGCTGAACAAACCAGTGCGTATTTCATCACGCAAACAAGCAGCTGGGCTGGACACAACAGGTGCGGGTGCAGGTACAGCCCCTGCGGCAGTCGATGATATCTTTGATCAAGGCTCTGCCGCGATTGTGATTGTGCGTGTGGCTGAAGGTGTGGATGTAGCAGCAACCAAGGCGAATATTATTGGTGGCGTGGATGTGAACGGTAACCGCACAGGTATTCAAGTACTGCTTGATGCCCAAGCGGTAACAGGTGCCAAACCCAAGGTTCTTTGTGCGCCAGGCTTCACGCATGATTTAGCAGTCGCCACGGAACTCGATGCAGTTGCTCAACGCTTACTTGCTGTTGTGCCGATTGATGGCTCCAATACCAATAATAACGATGTGATTGCATACCGTGGAAAATTTGGTTCTAAGCGCATCTTTATTGTGGATCCTTGGTGCAAACGTTTCGACACGATTTCAAAATCAGATGTCATTTCCCCATCCTCGGCGCGTGTTGCTGCCATGATCGCTGCACGTGGTTATTGGGAATCGCCATCCAACCGCATCATCAACGGTATTATTGGTACAGCTCGCCCTATTGATTACATCATGTCGGACTACAATTGCACTGCCAACTTTCTTAATGAAAATGAAGTGGCGACGATTATTCTTGATGATGGTTATCGTTTGTGGGGCTCACGTACTTGCTCCGATGACCCACGTTTTGCATTCATCACCACGGTGCGCACCGATGATGCGATTGCTGAAGCCATTGCGATGGCGCACAAATGGGCTGTGGATCAGGGCATCACCAAAAACTTCATTGAGACAGTGCTTGATAGCATCAACGCTTATCTTGATCACGAAGTTGCATTGGGGCATCTGATTGGCGGCAAAGCTTGGATTGATCCCGATATCAACACACCTGAAAGTTTGGCTAATGGTCATATCTATTTTGACTATGACTTTACCGATGTGAAGACGGCTGAACACATCACGATGCGCAAGCATTTAACCAATGAATATCTGAAGAATCTATTTAAATAACATAAAAAACTAATCCAAGGAGATGCTTTATGATAATTTTACAGGATAGAAAAAATACACGTGCTTTAGCACGCCCAGAGGGTGAAGCACATGGAGGTGCTGAATGATCCCAAATGTTTTAAAGAATTTTAACCTGTTTGTGAATGGTAAGGGCAAGGCGGGTATCGTCGATGAAGTGACCCTGCCAAAATTAACACTCAAAACCGATGAGCATCAAGCCGGTGGCATGGATGCCCCGATTGATATCCCGATGGGCCTGGAAAAGATAACCTCTGATTTCACCCTCAGCTCATACGATGTAGATACACTCGCTTTATTCGGTATCGTCGATGGCGCATCCACACCCCTAACCTTAAAAGGGGCGCTCTTAGGTGATGCTGGAAAAGTCATATCTGCGGAAATAAAGATGCGCGGACTACTTACTGAGATGGATCCTGGAACTGCCAAAATGGGCGATAAAACCCAGATTAAATTTGCTGTCAGTTTGCGTTACTACAAGCTGGTTATTAATGGCAAGTCATTTATGAAATTGATATCGAAAACATGAAACGCATCGTCAATGGCGTGGATCAGTTAGCAGCCGAACGTTCGGCATTGGGGCTTTAATCATGAATAAATATAAAGTGATCAAACCATTTGAAGCACACAAAAAAGATGACACGGTTGAGCTCAATGCTCGCCAAGCCATGCATCTTGAACTTGCTGGATTTATCAAGCTTGTCAAAAAGACTAAAGCGAAAGGTGGTGGTGCGGCATGAGCGAAGAAATAAAACTAGAATACCCCATCATCGTAAATGGTGAAAAAATCACGCGCTTAAAGCTGCGTAGAGTCACGGTGCGTGATATTGAAATTATGAATATGGAGAAGTCTGAAATGGCTAAGTCTATCCGTATTCTTGCCATGATTTCAGACAACGATGAAGATGATATTCGTAATTTGGATGTGTCTGATTTCAATAAAGCCAGTGAGGTGGTTGTTGATTTTTTAGAGTGACAGTGAGTACGCTACAGCAACTGATAGCCATGCTCGCTGTAGCGTATCACTGGCAACCCTCTGAAATAAAAAAGCTAGGATTTAAGGAGGCGATGGATTATTTCAATATAGCAATAGATATGAAATTGCTGAAAAGAAGTAGCTAAATATCTCGATGTTGCAATTCAATGTTTATGCCATAAATCCACATGCCTAAAGCAAAAGCCACAGGCCCAACGGCAATCAGTGAAATGCAGACTGCCGTCATCGGGTCAATAGGCCACAGTGTATATGCGGAAAGAGCTATCACAGGGATAGCAAATGACCAAGCAGGTCTATAAAAGCGAAAGAGTTTATGCAGTCTCATGGAGGATATTTTAAATGAACCCACTTGATTTGTCCATTATCATTGCTGCTGTTGATAAATTTACAGCGCCTGTTAAAAAGATTAACGGTGTTAGTGAAAAAATGACCAAATCCATGATTGCAGGTCAAAAATCAATCAGCTCACTATCCAAACAGAAGGTGACAATTGCCAATTTCAAGCGGCTTGGTAAAACGCTGAGTAAAACTGCCAGTGATATACAAAAAGCAGCACTTAAAACAGCCGCTCTTGGTCGTGAGATTGCAGCAACTGAAAAACCAACCAAAGCGATGGTGCGAGATTTTGAGCGTGCAAAAATTAAAAGCCAGCATCTCAAAGATGCTCATCGTAAACAAAAGAATGAACTTAATACATTACGCAAAGAATTACGTGACGCGGGTGTTGATACACGCAAGCTTAGTGATGAAGAAACGCGATTAAGTAAAAAAATGACCGAAGCGACCCATAAGATGCAAGTCATGGGTGCAGCTCAGGCGAAAATGAGCCACGCACAAGCTCGCTATGACAAGTCTATACAGAAGGCAGCGAATGTATCCTTGATTGCTGGCGGCATCTCTAATGTTGGTCGTAAGCTCACATCTGCATTGACTGCGCCCATTGCCTCAGCGGTTTCATTTGAATCAACAATGGCAGATGTGAAAAAAGTTATTAACTTTGAATCTCCAAAGCAATTCAAGCAAATGCGAAAAGATATATTAGCGATGTCATCGGTTATTCCTTTATCAGCCCAAGGCATTGGAGATATTGTTGCAGCCGCTGGTCAGGCTAATATTCCGCGTGAGCAACTGCTTGGCTTTGCTGAGGCTGCTGCGAAAATGGGTGTGGCTTTTGATTTGAGTGGTGCACAAGCTGGAAGTATTATGACAGGCTGGCGTTCAAGCATGAATCTCACGCAGCAGCAAACCAATGACCTTGCCGATGCTGTCAATTACCTATCCAACAACATGAATGCCCAAGCAGGCGATTTGGCTGATGTCATTTCACGGCAAGGCGCAGTCGCCAAAGCTGCAGGCTTGACAAAGGAAGAGACAGCCAGCCTTGGCGCGGTGTTGCTATCTTCAGGTGCGCCTTCCGAAATTGCAGCAACAGGCATGAAAAACCTCACGCTTACACTTGCAGCGGGAACATCTGCAACAAAGGCTCAAAGCGATGCTTTGGACAGCTTGGGTCTGGATGCGGTCGATATGGCGCAACGTATGCAGGTCGATGCCAAGGGCGCGATCATGGAAGTGTTCACTGCTATGTCACAATTGGATAAGGCCGAGCAGCCAGCTATTCTAAAGAAATTATTTGGACTGGAAACAGTCGGAGCAATTGCTCCTATTCTCTCGAACCTGAAGGCAGTGCAACGCGCTTTTGACCTGACAAGTGATAAGGCAAACTTTGCAGGATCTGCGCAGCAGGAATTTGAAGTGCGCAGCAAGACAACTGAAAATGCCATAATCTTATTTAATAATAGGTTAGAAAAAATGCGTATTAATTTTGGCGATAAGTTGCTGCCTGTTTTGAACAGGCTGTTAGATGTATTTGCCCCGATTATTGATGGCATTGCAGCACTGGCAGATCGATTTCCAAAAATAACAACGGCGATTCTGATTGCTGTGGGTGTCATAGGGGGTATCGCTTTAGTGGTTGCTCCCGTGATAACCGCCTTTGCGGCTTTATCGGTGGCACTAGCATGGTCTGCTAAAATGGCACAGAAAAACGCCTTGGCACAGACATTGTCTGGCACATCAGGCGGGGGCTTTTTTGGAGGCAAAGGGATAGGGAACAAATTGAAAGGTGCGGGTCGCTTCTTGAAGGGTAAAGGCGGATTGATTGGGGCTGGCTTAGGTG